AGGCATTATCAAACATAAATGACTCATACTGTTGCCAGAACTTAACTGCTTTACCTGAAGGATCCTTAAAGTATCCACCCATCTTTTTCTTAGACAAGTTACCCGGAGTTTTCTTCTGGATTCTAATCTGAGAGAATGCTTGTCGCATTGTGATCAGACCTTTGTAGTTCATTTCACGTCCTTTTCTAGACATGGTTCTTTCAACAGGTGCAAATTCACCAGAGAATCTCTTTCCTGCTACTGCCTCTTCATAAGGAAGGAATAGGTTTTGATCTCCTGTGTCCATTTTACATCTGTATACCCAATTGAATCCTTCTTTGTAAGGCTCATCAATAATGAGTACTGGGTAAATCTCATTCAATTCACCAACAATACGTTGTGTGTCTGAGAACCAGTTCTTACCAAAAACAAGTTCAAACTCTGTATAGTTCTTACCTGGTTGGTCTACCTGCGTAATTGCAGTTCCGTCAATCCTGCACTCTACCAACTCTACGTTGTCAAGTCCTTGTGATTGTAGATCCCATGTGAAATCTCTGTCATCCTCAAATTCTAGTGTAGGAAACTGAGCCAATACTGAGTCAATGTTGTTTCCGAAATAGTTTTGTTGGACTGTCATAATCATGTCAGATACTTTCTGAGGAGACTGCTGCCAGATAGCACCGAGGTGGTTTTCTGTAGTCAAGCCTTTCCATGCAGAGGCATCTGTCATCTGAAGTGGTGATAATCTTCCGTTTGCCATTTTAGCTTATTTTGTTTTAATTTCTCTATTTACTTTCTTCCGGAACTATTAAAGTAGACCTGCAATTTCTGCTGCTGTTCTACCTTGCATTGATCCTGTATCTGGACTACCTGTTCTGGTAGTATTTCCATTCTTTAGTTTTTCCTCTAAGTCCTCCATTGCTGAATTCTTAGCGGCAGTTTTGAACTTCTTGAAGTCAGTCATTCCCTTTGTTACTGTAAACATAGCGTGAAGCTTATATCTAAACTCAGGGTCTTCTTGGTACTTCACCATCAGCTCATTGAGTTGTTGGCCATCCTCGTCCTTGACAATATTTACCATACTATCAAAAATCTTGTTCTTTGTCTGCGTATTCACTTTAATCCCCGGAAGGATCTCAGCTGCAGTCTGGATTTTAGTTTTAAGGTCTAAGAGAGCTTCTTTTTCAGTAGAGACTTTAAGTTCTCTAGCTGACTTCTGTGTTTCTATCTTAGTGTTAAGTTTGCCTTCTTCTGTAGCAATTAGAGATTGTCTTGCTGCAATGCCTCTAGCATCTGCATCAGTCTTTGCTGCTTGAATGGTTGCCATCTCTGTGGCAGTCTCATTGTCTACACCTTTGGATACAAGGCTTCTTCTAATAAGCTCCGTTGTCATAGCGGCATTGCCGGTAATCTGATCATCCGTTACAGCCTTGTACTGAGCTACTGTAGTCGCACTCTCATGGAACTCTCTTTCAGGAACCCCTTCTTTAAGGGCGTTCAGGTATTTGGTTTGTTCTTCTGTTAGGTCAGCGTACTTATTCTCTTCTGTTTGCTTTCTTACGGCATTCACAAGATCTTCAGCGGTCTTGATTTCCCCAACTTCTTCCTCAGTAAAGGAAGAAAAGACTCCTACATCTGCAAGGGCAGAGGCCAAGGAAGTTGTAGCCGTTGATTGAGAAGAGGGAGATTTTGTACCCTTGTCATCCGTAGGAGTCTGAGAAGATGTCTTGCTATCATCATCTTCCTCTTCATTTTCAGCTACTGCACCTGTTTCGGCCAGTGTGTTAATATCTATTGCGTTTGGATCTTCATCCTCCGCATTCTCTTTTTCTTTTTCTGCTGCTTTCTCTTCAGCGTTATCTGCTTTCTGAGAACCATCCCCTTGACTTATTCCTGCGTCTTTAGGGTCAACAACTGGGTTCTCTGACCCAGCTAATTCTTCTAGGCTAATGCCATCAAAAATATCTTCCATCTTTATCTTCTCTTTCTTTTACAAAAGTAATTCATTTAGGTACTATGTTCCAAGGAAAAATACACCGTGTAACTTTTAATCGTGAAACATCTGATAACTAATAGTTATTTACTTGTTGGTCTAGGTGTTGGTTTATTTGCTACTTTTTGTTTGATTCCTATCTCTTTGTCTTTTTGACCTTCTTTAACCTTGTTGGATCTTTCCACTTCTGATTGCTGTCTATCTTTCTGTCTTATGTCTGCATCAACCTTCTTGGCCTGCTGTTGTAATCCTTCTATAGATTGCTTCTCATCATTGGCCCCATCATCACCATGAATTTCATCATTGTGTGCATCAGCTATAATAAGTTTAGTTTCATTATCTTCAGTGTTACGTCCATCCTCTCTACTCCAGAGATCTCTATCATGATCACGCTTCTTCTCCTCTTCATCAGCGTTAGCTTGGATCTGTTGCTGTGCCATCTCAGATTCTCTCTGTTGCATCTGCTCCTGTTGGGCTTTCATCTCTTGTTCAGATCTCTGAATCTTTCTACGTATACTAGCTACAGAGTCTGTAGTATAGATGTCCATAAGTTGAGAGAAAGTAATCATCTGGTTCTGTATACCAGCATGCGCAAGTTGTTTAAGGTTCTGAATAAGTTCGTAGCTCTTAGCTCCGTTGGTGATTTGCACACCATACTCAGACTCCATAAACTCATCATTTATTTCAAAAAGAACAGTAGATCCGTCATCAAGGACGTGTTGGACTTTTTTGTTTTGCTTGTTCTTCCAAGCAATCTTAGCTGTTTCCAGTAATACTTCAAGGCTTCTAACCTTTGTGTATTCATGTTCATTAAACCAATACTCTGTTATATGAGAACTCTGTGTAATTTCTCTTTCCGTATTTGCTACAGCTTCTCTGGTTTCTATTTGTCCTTGGCGGGCTTGTGATACACCTGCAATCTCACCCATCTCTTGTTTGATGAACGCCATCATGTTCATGTACAGCTGGATGGTATTACCCATCTCCATATCAATCACAGGGGTCTGTGCATTCATACCACCGGCAAGTCTTCCTTGCGCGGCTCCTTTGTTTCCTTCCTTGAAGGAATCATATACAGCAATGTTCATTCCCTGAGCAAAGCTCATCCACTTGTCTATCTTCCATCCTTCTGGGATAGAGGCTAGATCCAAGCGCATAATCTTACCGTGGTTCTTAGCAATTGCTAGTTCTGCATTATATGCAAGGATGTTGTATAGGTATTGGTAAGGCTTCATTCTGTCCATAAGGGACACGCCTACATTATCATTGGTATTGTAGATTGTCCCTACAATGCCTGGATGACACTTAGATGGGTTCTCCATCTTTCTAAACTGAATAGGTCTAGGTTGCATCTTAGTGTAGATAACATCTGAGTCAGCATCTCCAGTGTAACCACTGGATCCACCAAGCTTATGACCTTCCCACCATTCTTTAACATAGATAGCATTAGCTTCTTCGCCGGCATCTGTGTCAACCTTATAGGTTTCATCTTGTAGGTCATATTGTGCATCACCCTCTTCGTCATAAGACTTTACTTTGAACATCTTTCTAATAGATGCCCAGTAAACTTTAGAAACTAATATGTTTCCATTATTATCAAAAGGAGAGCCAAATTCTAGATTATTCTCTAGAACCGCCAAATCAATTGCATCATTTACATTAATAGCAAGATCAGGTTTTCTTCCAATATCAATTGCTGAATCAGCGGATGTACCTTCAGAGAATCCAGATTCAATGCGGGATATTTCACTTGAGCTTAACCAGTCATTGTATTCATCAATAACTTGGCCAGGACTCATATATCCTCTAATCAGAATTATATCCGCATCTTCTATATATGGACTTTCTCCTGATCTAACAATGTGTACATTAAGTGGATTCAGCCTGTTGAATACTGGCTCTCCTCCCACAATGTCTGCTTGGTAAACTTCTTCAGCGCAAATTAATGCATCCTTGAATCCCTTAGCAAACTTGTAGCTCATCTTTTGATGTTCATAAAGATAAGTAAGTATGTTTGTTGCTCTACGTTCGCGTACATCTTGGTACTCATACGTTGTATAATTGTGGAACGCCCTAAGCTGTTCAGCTTTTTCACCATCCCCTAGTTCTGAGGTTACGTGGCTCTCTAGTAAGGATGCAAACTTCTCTTTCAAGTGTTGCTCCTTAGTGGAGATAGCTTCATCATTGGTT